TGTTGTGCCATTTCTGCCATATCACATTCATACTTTGCATCAATCCATTCTGTTTTTACAAGTTTGTAAGCAGAATTTGTTCTGTAAAATGCTTCAATATTAGGAGCAGTAGGTTTTATGCCTGTACCCATTATTGCAGGAGTTTCATTTGCTTTCTTAATTAATTCAGACCTTACAGTTTTGACCTTTTCCTCTGCAAGTTGTAATGTATATCTTGCGGTTGCTAACTGTTTGCAATATGCAAATCCTAATTCAGTTTGATTTAGAATTTCAACATCTAAAGCGTTCGGGTCTATCTCCATATCTTTTTCATAATTAATTTCCATTATTATTCCTTTCAATTTTTTTTTGTATATTGTATTATACGATTGTAAACCGATATATAATACAAATACTTTGCAAATTATTTAATTATTTTTTGCAAGTCTTAAACGGCTCTTTACAGGGCTTTTAAATTTAAACGATGATTATACCGTAAAAATAAAAATAACCCTGTAAAGGCGTATTTAAAGGCTTATTTTACCCATGTAAAGCGGAATAACAAGCATAGACTACAATTGGAAAACCATTATAGAAGAAAGGGGCTTTAAATTCTTCCATTATCACAGCCGCTTTAGGATTTCCCCGCAACAAACAGGTGGTACAATACCCGAGAACCACTCTTCTAATTGCTTCTGGATCTTCATATTTTAAACCATTTAGTACTTCAGCGACTTGTTTCCATGATGATTTCTTCATCATTATTCTGCAAAGATTAATTATTTCCTCTTTTTTCTTTTCCGGCATATCTAAAACATTCATCATCATTTTCTCATCATTTAAAGTCATTATAGACTCTAAAAGATTAATTGCATCTCTAGAATGGCCTTCTGCGACTTCTATTATCTTATGCAAACAAGTTTCAGGAATATCAATATCTTCGTGCATACAAGTTGATAATATTAAACTTCTCATATCTTTATCTGAAAGTATTTCAGTTTTCAACAACATACATCTACTTTTGATTGTGGGTAATATCTTAGTAGGTTCAGTTGTGCATAATATAAATACTGTATTAGGTTGAGGGTCTTCTAACTGTTTTAATATTCCATCTTGAGCTGCTTTAGAAAGTTCATGCATCTCATCAATCAAGAATACTTTTGTATTTCCTGTTAAAGATTTAAACCCAGAATCTGTTCTAATTTTTCTGATTGTCCCTATACCATTAAAGTCGGAACAATTTATCTCTTGTAAACATTTATTCTTTTCCGTTGCTCCGAACATATTAGCAATTATTCTCGCAGTTGTTGTCTTACCAGAACCATAAGGACCAGTAATAAAATAAGCATGAGGTCTTTCTGATCTTTCCAGAATACTTTTTACAACTGTTATTAATGTTTCATTCCCATATATATCGTCCAATGTTTTAGGTCTTATTCTATGATACAATGCCATTTCTTTCCTCCTATTAATTTATATTATATTCTTTTAAGTTTGCCCAATTGCCGTTTAATTCAGATATATCATGTTCTATATCCAAAGGTATAGAAATCCAATCCCAAACTTGCCTTACATCTTGAGTACCTAATTTATGGATTTGTTTGATAACTGTCTCCTCCTCTCCATCAGCATAATTAGATACTAATGCGTCATGAATCTGACCCAGTAATCTACTCTCCATTTTATTTGCAGTTATAAATTTATCTGTATGAATAAAAGTCCAAAGAAGAATATGAAATGCTGACCCTTGAACTGGATAATTTATAACTGCATTTTTATCCATTCTTCCCTGTACTCTAAAACCTGTTAAAGTATCAATAAATCCATCTTTATGATATTGCTTTAATAATGATTCTTTCCATTCTCTATATACAGGAAATCTATTATACCAAAGGTCTTTTTCGATATCTCTTACATGCTTTTCAAATTCTTCATGATTATGGATACCTTCATTTATAAAATGTTCTCCGATAGTAGTCCCCATAAAAGGTAAACCATCATCTTTAGTCCATGTGCCTGTTAAAGGTAATCCCATATTATTGCTTATATATCTTGCACAATTGGCATAATAATCACCATAAAACTGGGCAAATGTAAAAGAACTTTTTGCTTCTTGTCTTAAATTCTTATAATCTTTGATTTTTTTATTAAAATCTGAATCTGATATTAAGAATATTTGTTTTGCTATATCTGAGTGCATATCAGCACCAGGAGCAGTCAAGTAAGTATACATTTGGGGATCTTTATGATAACAATAAGCGACAGATACTTCCATACCTGAAAAATCTGACTCTCCCATTCTACAATTTTCTCTTGCAATAAATCCGGTCCTGATTAACTTATTAGCATACATATCTCTCTTTGGTACATTCTGCATATTTGGATCAAGGCAAGAAGACCTGTATGTTATTATATTCAGCATAAAATTAGGTCTTACTATACTCCCATTAGCCTCCCTCATATAGTTTTGTATAAATCCCCTAACTTTATATATCTTCCTCATTTTAATGAGGTGACCAAGCCCAGGAACATCCAAATGGGATATTGTATCTGTATCCACAGAAGGTTTGTGTTTATCAGTATATTTATATATTGGAATCTTGAGTTTTACAAAAAGAGCATACGCTAACTGGTCATCAGATGTAGCATTAAACTTCTTTTTGTAACGGTCTCTCATAATACAAGAAATCTGACTATCATAGAATTTACTATAATACCGATTATATTTTTTATCTAAATCTTCTAATGTACGGATATAATATTCTAAATCTAATTTAAACCCGTAATCTTCTGCTCTCGACATTGCCAAGAACCCTTGATGAAATAGATCGTAAGCATCTTTAGTTTTTAATTTAATATTCCCAGATGTATTTAACATTCAGATAACCCCAATTCTTTTATATACATTTCTGCAAGAAGGTATCCAAAAAGAGAATCTAAACCGCAATACAATAATACTTCTTCTTTTCCGCCCTGATTAAAATAGTCTAATAAAGTATTTTTATCATTTGTACTCTTTTTATTATCTGCTCCTTTTGTGCCTTTAATGTATGAGTGTACGCCTTTATCGTATCCCAATACACCAAAGTTAATGTATACTTGAATTTTAAGGCTTGTAATAGCAGATCTATTGTCTGAAATATGAGAAGCTAACATTGTATCTATTTTCCAACTTTGAGGACGAATCCTAAAAAACTTGTAAGTCCATTTGTCCTCATATTTTATATTGTGTGCGGTTTTTTCTATATTTTTTGCTAACATAACTTTCTTATATGTTTTGCAAAAAATCTTATTCTCCATATCTACTGGAAAACTATAACATTTAATACATCCTTGTTTATTTCGATATGTAAAAGAAACACAAATTATATTATGCCCATCATCATAAGGTTTGAGGCCTGTTGTCTCATAATCAAAAGATAAAAGAAAATTATCAGTCCTTCTTAATAATTTAAGCATTACACGAATTGCCGTTTCAGAACTAATACATTTTACGATTTGTTTCTCGTCTATATGTTCTATAGGAACATTGACTAAACCAATTGCCTGTTTCAAATCTTGACGAAAAAGCAATCTTTTTACTTTCATCTGTTTATCTTTTCCATTTTTATCTAATAAAAACTTAGGAGGATAAACCGGACATATCCATGCGTTATGAGTACGATCTGGAATACAGAAACCTCTCCATTTATCAATACTTTTTCCAATATCTGCTCTACTACCAGAAAATAGATGCCCAACAAGTCCTTTTAATGCTTCGAGCCCATAAGCAATAATTACTTTAGGCTTTTGCTTTTTTATAGTATTTATTAATTTAGATCTACAACATTCTATATTAAGACCAGGAGGGGCAGTAATAAGCCCCTCCTTGTCAAGAGGTAAACATCTGACAGAACATGAATTTAAAGCATCTTCATACAGATCGAGATTAAATTTTCTAAAATACTTTTCAAGAAGATTGTTAAAGTCTTTGCTATAAATACTACCCGATAAATCTGAATCTCTTGAAGGGGCAACTGCAATATTTAAAATATCAGAATTGTAATTTCCCTGAGGTTCAATTTTTGGATTTTGCGAGGTCCTATAATACCCACATTTATAACAAGATAGCACTTTTCCTTTTGGTCTAGAAACAGAATCGAAATTCCCTTTTATAAAGAATCCCATTATATCTCCTTACTTCATATTTACTAATGCTATTATATGTTTCCAGTTGTCTTCTTCAAACTTCAACATCATGCAATTGAGATCAATTACAACATCTTGACTCATACCCATAATATCTTTTAAATATTTGATATTACATTTAAATACTAAACCATCGGCATCTTCACTATCTATCTTAACAACTTCTTTGAAATTACCACTAGAACCTTCAGCAGAGAACACCATCTTATTTTTTATAATTTTAATAAGAACAGAATTGGTAGCATCTTTATCTATTAACGCCGCTTTAGTATCTGAATCAGTAAATATCTCAGCTTTATCAAGGATATTATGAATTCTATCTGGAAACTTTGTTTTTACTGCATCTGAATAAAAATCATCAAATATTTGAGAATACCAATTTTCATATTCTTCTTCATAAGTACGGCAAGAGAATATAGAATTATCTTCGGCTTTAAAATGCAACCACCCTAAACCTTCTGCAACATGGGTAACTGCAAATTTAATTAGAAACTTTGCCGCATCTGAAGGAACTAGAAAATCATCCATTTTGAATTTAGAAGAAAGATCATATTTTGTAATTCTTGAATGACAACCACCCACCATATATCCATCTTTACAGACTTTAATACAAGATAATAAAGCCTTATCTGGATCTTTGGAACAAGAAAAAATGCAAGTTTCAAGTCCAGTTATAAAATTATCAGGTACCCTTTGCCAATCTCCTTCGATATGAGAAATATCATCAATAGGCATAGTAATTTCTTTATCAAAAACCATTTTACCTTTTGCAGAACCGGCTTTGATATGTAAATAATTTTCTTCTTCTTTTATTGTTATTTCATCCCTCTTTGTTTTAGATATCAGCTTATGTAAATTAGAAGCATTACATGCTCCTACAAAACCTATATCAAAAGGATGTTTTATAGAAATGGAATCATTGTAAGTTGCAATGTATCCCTCTTTAGTAAATGCAAAGCAATCTCCTTGATCTGTTTCGGGAGTTCCAATAGCCGGTCTGACTATCTCCATTGCTTTAAGTAGTTCATTCTTATTCATTAGATTTACCTCTCTTTTGAATTAAATATTTGGAATGAAATAAACCGTTTCCCCATCTCTTTTGTCTTCTGAAACAAGCACTTCTATTTCTTTAAAAGTTGTAAATTTGTTAGGCACATAAGATTGAATGTATTTCCAAAGTTTACTAGGATGTTTACGAGGTTCAGCTCCAAACTCATCCATGTGTTCCTTCAAAGTTTTCAAAAAAATCTCAGTCTTATTTAATCCTGATTCTCCCGCAAGTATTAACACTTGCATTATAGTATTGGAGATAGTTTTTATTTTTCCTTTACCTGGCTGTATTGCTTTTGCAATTTTCTTTTTATCTACAACAGGTTTTGCTTCTGAAGCAATCGTTTTCTTCTTTGCTTGACCTAATACCGATGGTTTCTTGATGTTTGTAATTTTCTTCTTTGCCTTTTTCTCAGTTTCCGAACCGCCTTTTTTCAAATAATCTATCAATCCGAGAACAACATTACTAAAATTATCCTCAGGAGAGATATAATCTGATGCCTCTATTATTGCTATTTTAAGTTTTTCATCATCTAACTTAACATCAATAGGTGGATCAATTTCCATTACTTCATTTAACTTCTTGGCTACTTTAACAAAATGCTTTCTTTCGTACATTACACTTTCCTCCTGTATTATTTATCTCTATGCTTAATAATATCTTCTAATAATAATTTTCTTATATATCCAATAAATGTTAATCCTAATGGAATTCTTCTTCTATCTACCCACTCTACTTCTTTATCCATAAAATTACATAATTTGGATACAGTATTTTTCAATTTTTTTGACATTATCACCCTCCTTTCTACATCAATCCAGTTTGTTTAGTTTGGGAAAGAATTACATCCAATTTCTTTATAGAATGCTCTGCAAATTCAGGATTTAATTCTATCCCTATATAATTTCTATCAAGACTCATGGCTACTTCTCCTGTAGTACCCGACCCAGAAAAAGGATCTAATACAGTTCCTCCTTTTGGGCACCCCGCTAATATACAAGGTCTTATTAATTTCTTAGGGTAAGGAGCAAGGTGGGAATCTTTTGCACTTGCACAAGTATTGACAGTCCATACATCTCTTTTATTTCTATAGTTCCTTACTTTGTCTTCGTGAAAAGAATCTAATCCTTTTGTTTCTGAAAAAGCGGAACCATTATATTTACTTCTATCTCCAAGACCGAAATTTATGGCAGAATTCCATTTCAACTTTGATTTTTCCCTTATTGCAAGATAATCAAAGTAATACATACACCCACGCCATCTCTTTACATCTTTCATTCCTTCTTCGCATGGTTTCTCAATTGTTTCTTCCATGTTAGGAGATAAACTCCATTCATTTGTATCATTTGAATTATAAATTACAGGAGCTTTATTATCTTTGGAAAACATGAATATGTACTCATGAGATTTCGTACATCTGTTTCTAACAGATTCTGGCATGACTTTATGTTTATGCCATATTATATCTTGCCTCAATACAAATCTATTTCCGGCCTTTATTTCTTTACTTAATAAATCATATTCTCTTATACGGTTACGAATACTCTTCATTGCTTTCCAATCTTTGGATTTGATTGCTACTTTCATATCCTCCGATATATCTCCAAACATTTCAAAAGGAGTTAAAATCCTTCCTTGCACTGCAAAAGCGGTCATCCAAGGTATTCCCAAAAGATTTTGTGTGGACATCTTGTATTTCATATTCTTGTATGCCGAATCAAACATATAAGAATCTCCTATATTCCACCATATTGTGCCTTGATCTTTTAATGCTTTATGCATCTCTTTGAACAAAGCTAAAATCATTCTGATATATTGAAAAGGAGTTTTTTCTAATCCTATTTGATCTTCGTGTCCGTAATCTCGTAAACCGAAATAAGGAGGGGATGTTACTATACAATCAACAGACTTAGCAGGAAGTTTTTTTAATTCTGCGATTGCTTCGCCAATTATAATAATATAAGAAACCATATTTTTATATCTCCATTTTTATAATATAATATAAATAATTATTTTTTATACCATATTATACGATTTTATGGATAAATTTAATACATATTTTTTATAAAAAATATAGACCGCTTTTAAACGGTCTATATTGGCACATAACGGCTTTTAATTTATATTGAATACAAATACCCTATAAAGGCGTAAAAAAGCTGTTAAATTGCCTTGTGTGAAGCATGATGGGCATTGTTGATAGAGGTCAACAATGAAATAACAATGGCAGTTGTTATTTCCATAATAACACTTGACCACAATTATGGCAATATTTTTGTTCTTTAAATAAAGTATTTTTACATGACGGACAAAAATGGTCTGTTATATATGTATAAGTATTATAATTTATATTGAAAACATCCCTTTTTCTTATTAAAGGGACCTTCTCATTTCCAATATTTAAACCTGGCCCGAAATGTTGTAAAAAGAAAGCTATAAATAATTCTCCGCTTACAGAAAGATCTCCTTTAAATCCTATTCTTCCATTTTTTATATATATTCTTCCAACCTCTTCGTCTTTTGCACGGAAAACTATATATTCAGGATTGGAGCCATTTTCTATACAATTATTAAATGTTCCATCTAATGTTTCTTTTTTTATTTTATTCCCATAGTATTTATGACCTAATGTATTTATACATTCCATTGCTATTCCTTTCATAATAGTTAAATTCCTAATGCAAGAGAAGAACTAAATACTTTTCTATCATCATATTCAGCTTTCTTTCCTTTATTCCAGTTTTGTATAGGTTGATAAAATCCTGTAATTCTAGAAAATACTTGTGTTTTCCCTAAACAAGTATCGCATTTAGTACATGATTTTCCTTTTTGGTTTTCTTCATTACATTTTGGGCATATCGTATTAAACATTATATATTCCATCCTTTAGATGTTTTTAAGAAATCCAGCCATTCTCCATGAGAGTAATTTCTTGTACTTACTCTGTTATCTTCTCTGTATATTACTTTTTGTATATCTGCTACTTTTTGTTTTGAAATAACGCCTTTACATACATCATCATAGCACCCAGAACAAGAAGGAAGGTATATATCCTTATTTAAATCCTTCTTTATTTTTAAATCTCCGGCTTTGACTGCTCTTCTTGCTTTTTCTTTATTACAGAAAACACATTTACAAGAAAGATATTGAGTGTATTTAACTCTATATTTTATACTACTTTCAATTAAGGTTTCCGAGCAATCATGCCACAGATCGAGGGAAGATAAATACATTTCAATTTTTTTGTCTATCAAATAATCTATAAATAAATTCCATGTATTGATATCAGTATCAAGAAAATGAGCTTCATCAATGAATACAAATTTTAATGAAGGTCTATCCTTAATCATTGAGAATATTGTATGTATTGTAGATTTTTCATGACATTCAAATCTAAACATTTGTTCTTCTGAAAAAACATTATTGATCTCTTTATACCTTTCCTCCATCTGATATGTTTTTCCAGATCCAGGACAGCCTATAAATACGCATCCATTTACTCTTTTATTTCTGCTCATCTTTACTCCTCCAGGATCCACATATATTACAGATCCATCCATCTTTCATTTCAATCATAGGTTTTAAACAATTACTACAAACAGGTGACATAATTTCCTCACTATCATTTTGATATTTTTATAATATAACAAAATTTCAGATCGAGCAAGTCTTATAAGTAAGAAGCTAGGTGAGGACGACCCATTTCTAAACATCTGAGTATATATAGGTCTTGCCAACTATTCTTCTTCCCTTCTCTTGCAAGAATATTATTCATTCTTATAATTCCTAATTCTTCTTCACAATTCGTTTGATTAAGTCCAATTCCAGCAGTTACATGATCCCATTTTCTTCTCTCGTTCGAGAAATCAGTCATATCCTGCCTTTTCTTTTTGTATGCAGAAGCGGCGGCTTGAGTACCTGAAATCAATAATAGTTCTAATTCCTGTGTTAATCTTCGTAGATTTTGAAATCTAATATTTTCAGGAGTTTGTCTAGGTCCGGCATTTACAAACTCCGGTTCTATTCCCATGATATCTGCATAATCTAAACCAAGTACTTCTACACCATATCCTTGTTCTGCAAGACTTCTTACTAAATCATTCAACATAGCTGTTGTTAATGTATTATTAGGATATGTTGCTAACTTAAATTGCCCTCCCCTCTTTTTTACAATTTTTCTAAATTTTTCAACATATTTTCTGGCCTCGTCAAAAGTTAAAGGATCAACTTCAGGTCTTTCATAAATCCAAGGACTACCGAGAATGTTTTTACAAGCGGTACACGGCTCATATTCTGGAAAAGTATGGTATAGTTCAACCATATCGCCATGGTTCCATTCATCACGCTTGAATGAAGCAGGAACTATAGAAGTTGTATTATTCCGTACTGCTTTATTACAAGTTCCCCTTTGATTATGTAAACAATCTAAACAGGGGACATACATCTTCTTGCAATACTTTTCTTTATTACTTCTTTTAGAAAGATATACTGCCAATCTCATTAATTGTTCGTTCTCAGACATATCCCCGCATTGCACAAATAAAACATTCTTTCCTGCAAGAGCGGATTTAATAAGTAATTCTAAAAGCATAAAAGTTTTACCAGATTTTGCAATTCCCTGAAGAACTATAAATCCTGTTTTGGTAAAATGTTCTCCTATAAAATCATTCATAGCACCTGGGAGTTCAATCATCTGTTCCAAGGATGCCTCAAATACTTGCTCCCATTTGTCAGCAGATAAATTCAAAGGATCTATACAATGTATTAATTCTGCTTTGGGAGATATAAAAGATTTAGCAGATATTTCTGCACCCGCCAAATCTCCTTCCGCTATTTTAGATTTAATTTTCTCCAAGTGCATTTGCAATCCTCTTTCAAGGAAATATGATTCTGTTTGCTTTTTTAAGAATTCAATATTATCATGGGATTGATCTTGCTCTTCAGATAGGCCGTCTAATATAGAAGCGATATCATCTGCTTTGGAAGCAGTTAATCCATTTTTAACTTTTTCTAAAAATATACTTTCAATGGTATTTCCTGGAGCTTCTTTATATTTATCATAATAAGATAAACACCACTTGGCGAGTATCCGAGCACTTGAAGATTGAAGATATTTAATATTAAAATTTTCTCTTATTTTTTTTATATAATCTGTGTCTGTAATTAAATTTATTACTATTTTTCTTTCTATAAAATTATCTGTAAAACTTGTATCAAACATATTATTCCCGTCCTATGCTAATTTATCAACATCTATTACTGTATATCCAAAGTATTCATTAATTTCTTTAACTGCCATTTTAAAAACAGAAGAGTCTATATTAAATACTTCATGCACATCTCTTAACCAATGCTGATTATTTTGAGCATATTTGCATAGGTTATTTACAATTCCTATTACACTGGGAGCATCAGGATTTGATGGAGCTTTATAATATTCTGATAAGAAAGCAATGTTTATCCATACTTTATCTGGAATATCATCTTCCAAATATTTTTTATATGTTCTCTCCATTGATTTAATTCCCATTTGCCAATATTTCTGTAACAATAAACTTTTGGCGGACTCTGCTGAAAATATTTTATTGTTTTCTAAATTCTTTTTCTTGGCCCCGTATACTATCATATCCTCGGCGGACTCTAAGAAAATCTGCTTTTTAATATAATTGGATGGGAAAGGGATAAGATCTGGACGATTCTGCCAAAGTTCTGAATTTTTATGGGATTCTAAATATTCTAATAATTTTTCTATGGTCGGGGCATCTGTTTTACAACATAAATATCCGAATTCCTTTTTAGCAGTATGTTTCTTTTTCTTTTTTGGATAGAGTTGCCAGAAACTATCAAAACTAGATGGAGAGATTTTACTTTTATTTTTGGGAGAATGAGATCCTTTAATATTTTTAATTAAAAACTCAAATTGTCCATTTTTTGAAATGGACATAGGTGTTTTTTTAATATCGTTAGATATTAAAATAAACCCTTTAGTATTAATAGGTGTCCATTTTTTGGACATGACGAATTTTTCCCTATTTTTCTTGATGTTTTTATTTATTTCATTTGTTGCAAATATCTTTTGTTGTTGATCTGTAAATCCGTCCATTACAATATCAAATTTACTCACATTTATTCTCTTTTTAGCATGAAGGAGATAATCAAACCCTCCTTTCACTGTTTTAGAATGTATTCTGGATATCCATCCTTCAAACATAAGTTCCTTCCAACTATTTGCTACTGTTGTTCTGGACTTAATATTTAATTGTTGTTGAATATCAAGATTGTTAACTTCCCACCCATCAGGTTTACTTGCTATATATATGTATATTAATTTACTTGTTTTGTTTAAAGTATTATCAGATATTAATTTATTAGGTACGATAGTAAAATCACCATCTATTTTTTCTTTTACAACTGCCATATTGAAATACTCCTTACGATTACATATAATCTAAATTATAGAATATTGTTCCATCATCTTCTGTACCGGCGGTTAAAAATTCAGATTTAAGCAACTCATTAATGTACTTATTCAATATATCATCTGAAACTTGTAAATCTTTTTGGAGATCGAGCATACTATATTCAGGTTCGCTGCCAAATCTTATCATCAGGGCTAACAGTCTAAATGCCCCATCTGAAATATATTCATTTCTAAATGCTTTTTCAGGAATTGCGATTGCCATTAATTCTTTGTAAAGTTTTGCCATGTGTGATATTCCTCCATAAATTATTATTTTATACTTGCAATTTTATATTGTCAAGTAATGTGATTTTCTTTTTTTTAAGTAATATAATTTTTAAATTTTCAGATTCGAGACCTCCTTATAAGGAGGTATTTAGAGACAAGTTTTTTCCATTTGCTTGAGAATTGAATTTGTTGATTCTTCAATTTTTTCCGAGATAAGATCAAGCGTGGTTATCTCTTTATCCATTGCTACCTCTTCCAAACATATTAGATTAGAAAGACAAGCACTTAAAGATTTAAAATTATTTGCAAATGCCTCAGTCTTCCACAAGTAAATATCTTTCTTTTCACTATAATATTCTTTCTCTATAACCATATTGAGATTATCAAACCTTCTTATTTTGTACTTTTCTTCGCCAATGTTTAGTATTATTTCCATTTAAAATTCCTCCGTAAAATAAGAAAAAGAGGGTGAAGCCAAGAAAGACTTCACCCGAGTAAAAAAAATATAAGATGAGAAAATTTATGAATGAACTATAATTCATAAATTATTACTACTTTATTATACGATTATTGCCCGATATTTAATACAATTATTTATTTTTATTTTTATATAGCTAAATATGAGCTTTTAAGCCGCCGTCCCTGCTTTTATATTGTATTTTAATGCTATCGGTCGCTTGAAATAATAAGTCGCTTAAAAGGGCCTTACAACGGCCTAAAATCGGAACCGATTTTTATTGTTGAGATTTACTTTTTATATTCCTAATTTTTTATCAATGTTTTTTATTGTTTCCTCTAAAATATTGTTTGATTCTTCATCTGCTCCCATTTCCATTCTATTTCTTATGGCTTCTATTATCGGTTCCATATCTGCTAAAAGAGCAATAGATCTTTGGAATTTACTTGATACGATAGTTAATCTTTCCAAGATACTGGAAAATAAGATAAATAACTCTTTTGAAGTAATATTAAGTTCCTGCATTTTTTTTAACACATCTAAATTTACTATTTTCATTATATCTCTGATATGCTGATCTCCAGATGCTTCATATCCTATTTTTGATCCTTCTCTTTTTAATGAATCATTATATACATCAACTACTTCTTTTGTCCTTTTTCCTTCTTTTTCTGTAAAATGTATATGAATTTCATTCTTGGATTTTTCATTTATTTCTACTTCTAAAATATTCTTTTTCATTTTTTGCTTTCCTTTCAAATACTTTTTAATTTATTAATAATAAGTTTTCTGATTATTTTTATATTCTCTTTGCTTTGTTCTCCTGGATCACCTCCTTCTATTGTATATATTATAGATTTGACTCCTCTAAAGTTTAGTTCGGAAGCGAGTTGCTTTGCTTTTTCTTGTGCTTGAACTTCATTATCAAATACTATACATACTTTCTTAAAGTGTTTGGATATTTCTATTACTTGGGCTTGAGTAAATCCTATTCCGAATGTGCAGAAGGCTTTAACTCCAAAGTTCCAAACATCAACAACTCCTTCAACACATATTCCTATACCATTCCATGCTTCTTGCTTTCCGTATAATATAGTTTGATGTTCAATTCTTTCTCTTTCTTTAGGACAGGCCTTGTACTTAATCCTGGCCTTGTATATAGATCTACATTGGTACGATACCTCCTTTCCATTCCAAACAATAGGAATATATATCCTATTGGAGTAATCCATTTTATCTATTTTAGATGTAGGTCCTGTGGCTTTGATGTTCCAAAGGTTTTTTATTTTTTCTACATTCATTCCCCTATTTTTTAGATACGCAATATGTTCTTCTTGTAAATCATACAGGGGAGAAGGGGGCATAAACTTCTTTTGCCCTACCTTCTTTATATTTTCCTCTTTTACAGGAACATAACCCCCATAGATTTCTAATACTTCTTCTGAATACGCCGAACCTAGAATCCTTTTTAAAACATATTTTTCTCCTTTTCTTCCACATCTCCAACAAGAAAATATATTACTATATGTATTATATCCCAGATGAAATCCATCATGCCCAGAACAGAAAGGACAAGCTATATTAACCCAACCTTCTCTTTGATGTTTGTCTTCTTCTCCTGCATATTCAATTCCATAATCTTGGCATAATGATAAGAAATCCATTTAGTTCTCCGATACGCTATAACTTGGGTATCTTCTAATATTAGAATATACCTCTGCTTGTTTTAAAAAATTTATCTTAACTTGTTGTCCAGATGCTTTTTTTGCTTCTATAAATATACCGGCATCTCTATCTTCTTCAAGATATACATACTTTCCCTTTCGATAAGAACAAGTTGATATCTTTGAATAGATATTTAAATGGATGAGTTCGATAAAGTCTACTCTTAGCCACCCATGACCTGGGTCTGAATAAAACCTATATACTTTTTTCATATTTTTTACTCCTTACATATAATACGATTATAATACTAATTTTTATACATCTGAATCATTATATTCATAAAGATAGGCTACTAATATATTTCTTTCACATTTTAACTCATTTGCTAATGTATAAGAATTATAAATTTCCTTGTTTAATTTTTTTAATCTATACGGAATTTTAAAAAGAGATCTTATTATGTTAAACTTTTCTTTTAGACCTAAAATAGAAATATTTTTATCTGATATTAACAAATCCATTAAGATATGTATCTGTTCATTTATATATAAATTGTATTCTTTTATACAGGCTTTAGTTATTTTTTTTTCTTGTTTTATTTTTTTTTCTAGTTCTTTTATACCTTTTTTAATTCCTTCTGTATTCATAATTTTCTCCTTATATTAATCTGCTATTATTATTGTTCTTGTTGCTTTATCAGAAGAGTAAATATTTTCTTTCATTTTCTTCATCTTTTTAAGTAATTCATCAAACTGCCAATCCCCTTCTGTCTTAAATGTGCCTTTTCTATATTCTGCTGTGTAGATTACTGTTATACTATTCATAATTTTCTCCTTATACTATTTTTAATACTATTCTTTTTATTATCCCTAATTTCTGGGCAATTTTTATCTTCTTATATTCTTGCATATTTGTAGAATGAAATGCCCCATCTAAAAACTTGTGCAAGAAATTAAGATCGACTCCTGGAACTTTTAAAAAGTCGATCTTAATTTCCTTTAGAGCAAAAACTCTATTCATCTTTACTTCCGAGGATATACTCACTTGCTTTTTGTGCTTGAGAAGCAGCTGTTACAATCATCTTTGGATCATCTTTAATAGACTTCATCCAACCTTGTATATAAGCCGCAGAATGTTTTTCAGTATTATCTATACCGGCCTCCGCACATAAGAACGATGCCCCGAACTCGGCTATCAACTCTTCTCTTCCGTATTGTTCAGAACCGAATGTGTCAAAGTTCATGACCCCTTTTCTTTTCAATCTGGATTCTGCTCCAGTAGAATGGGTCATCTCATGGAACAAAGTTTTGTAGAATCCATCAGCAGTTTTAAAATCATTTCTTGATGGAATTCCGATGTAATCAAGTTTCGGACTATAGTAAGCACTTGACTCGCCCATCTTGATTGTGGGACAATCTGTATAGTTTCCTATTATAGATTCAGCTTCATCTAGTGGATCTATTTTTTCTCTTACTTCTTTTGCTGGAATATCTATTCCCTCGCATTGTTGAGCATTAAAAACATAGAAAAGCCTTGATGTCCATCTCATTTTATCTTTTTCTACAATTTTACCGGTTTCTTTGTCTTCCTCTTCTACAGTTGTAACAAATGGTTTGAAGAACATAACTGGCATAGATTTTTCCCCTTTTCTAACACGGCCTCCTAATTTGATAGCCTGTGCAAAGGTACACCACCATTCACAATCATAACCTTTTTGATCGTTCTCCCATCCAAGCATGATATTGTTGATTCCCCTGTACTCTTTTTTTGTACTCAAACTCTTTGGGCCATTGTAACGAGAATACCAAGGTTTCTCCCAAGGTAACTTTCCTTGTTCCATAGCCTCTAATATTTTGTTAACTATCTTTTCGTACATCCAGTTCTTGTTTGCCTTTTTTGTTTTTGTCATTTTTTACTTATCTCCCTTGTTTTTTTCTTGCTATGGCTCTTGCTACTAAATTTTCTGGAAAAAGATTGTCCATGTCTTTCTCAAGCCTTAATGAGATTCCCCTTGCGAAACAAGGTATTTTATTTTTCTCAGTAAAGCCGTTATACCTAACTTTTAAGTATTGTCCTATATATTTTTCTCCTTCTTCAAACATTTGTTTTCTAACTTTATATGACATTTTGGGGGCACAGAAGAAAGTATTTCCCGATCTCATTAGACACTCAAACTCAATACATCCTTTTGTAGTTCCCGAACCTTCTCTATAATCAACGATTAAGAATTCATCGTCTTGAGGGACTTTCCCTTTGATGAGATTGTCGCATTTGTGCCCATATAGATACCCTTTATCTTGTTTCCTGAGCATTATACCTTCATATCCTTCTGCTACTTTTTCATCGTGGTACTTCTTGGCTTCGGCTTTACTATTTACAATCCTCCTTTCTACATATTTGATATCAGGAGTCATTTCAGTTCCAAAGTTTTCTGCTGCTGTTCTTTTTAGCATATCTAACCTTACTCGGCATGACTGTTCCTCATGTCCAATTAGGACGAAATCATATACATGAAGTTCAAGGGCTCTTGATTCAGGTCTGTAATTTCTAACCCAGGAGTTAAGTGTTTCTAAAGGCACACCATGCACATATAATTCCCCATCAAGAATAATATCTAACATCTGATCTCCATACCCTTGAATCTGCCCCATTATCCATTCTAATTGGTCTTTTATATGAGTAACATCGTATTCTCCACCACCCTTAGAGTGCTGAGTAAGTTTACTCAAATTCCTGTCCATCTCGTTAAGACACCGCAATCCATCTAATTTAGGTTGTGCAATCATGGGCATGAATTGTTCTATATCAACATCATCCCAAGTTCTCTTTGCTTTCATAGGACGAATTTGAGGTTTCTTTGCCTCTTCAATCGTCCTTCTGTATCCATTTTTCTTGATTTGGTGAAGCCATCTGGACTTGGCTTCTTTTCTTGCCTGTTGTACTGGAGTAGTAGCATTTGCTCGTCCTGTATTTTTTGGCTTACAAGAATTTTGTGTTACTACTTGTTCTCCATCTATTAGACCGGAAGACATCTGAATTATATTATCATAACTCAGTATATTCCAAATTCTAACTTTTTTCTTTTTATCTATTCCGTAAAGTTGGGGAAGTTTGACTGCATTTTCTGGTATTTCTATATATCTGTTCATATTATCCTTTCTGTTTCGATATCTACTATATGTATGTTATAGTATATATGAAATTCTTTACTGCCTTTTTTGCAAATAAGATTGTGATCTCGACCAAGATCAATTTCTTCTGTATTCATTAATACTCATCCATAAACATATTGATTTCTCTAAATTTTTTGTGTATCTTGCGATACGACCATCCTTGAAGCTCTAGATATTTTTTAATTGCATATCTAGAGCTTTTATTTTCTGGAATTTTGAGAAATATAGAAGGATTTTCTATAATCACTTTTATTATTTCTTGCGACTCTTTAGAAAGTTTTGTTACCGCATCTTTAAAAGCGGCGGAATAGAAAGGGTCTATATCATTCTTGCCACTTTCATCTAACATAACCCGCATATCATTATATGCTTTTTCCCTTTCTCTTTTTTTAATATCCTTAAAGCGATTTAAACATATATGATATATATATGTTGAAATCTTCGCTTTTTCCTTATTGAAGTGTTTATACTTCTTCAAAAGGCACAAGCACCCTTCTTGGACAAGATCATCAACCATATCTAAATCTTGATTGTGATCTTTTTTCGGGACAAACTGCCAAGCGACCTTTCTGATAATATTTAAATTATCTTTAATTATTTGGTTCATCTATTTCCCTCACCATATCGCATATATCAGCAGCGGAGAAAGGAGAAGTGATACTATCTAAGATATCCACTTGTCCTTTCTGATTTTTTATTATCTCGTCCAGCCATGTATAGATATCGTTCATATATCTGTACCGATTAATGGTTTTACCTCTTCTGGTAAATCATCTCCTCTACTTGCAAATATAGAAATTTTGGCTTTTTTACACCAATCTATTCTTTCGTCTATACCTGCATTTAACCATTCTTTTTCTTGTTCCCAGAGAAATTCTTCTTCAAATTTTTCTTGGTCGATTGCAGTTCCTGGATATGAAATATGTTCAAGAAGCTCAAAGGCTTCTTTTAATATCTCTTCAGGAGCATCCGCTCTAATGCAGATATACTCCACCCAACCTTCAGCCCAATGACTACATCTAAAATCATAGACATAGTTATTTTCTCCAGAAGTTAACTCTTCATTTACTACTATTTTTTTTGGATTGAATTTCTCCAATTTCCCTAACATAGAATCATAGTTCATGTTCTGAAGCAATCGGCTATCTCTTGTTCTAGCCATAACGAAGAAATCCCCAACAGGATTAAATCCGAAATAACTAATTGGTGATTTCCATCTATCTAAATATTCTTCATACATTATTTACGCCCCCTTTCTATCTGCACGGCTATTACCTTGGCGGATTTTATCTCCACCTCTCATGGAATTAAGATATACGATTTTTCCAACTCTCATAGCAGCTTCAACTGAACGGAGCCACTTCCCTATTTTTCCTGGAATCTGGCGGATTATTTTTGTTCTTTCCGGCACGGCTTCTGGATCAGCAACTTGAAGAATAGCAATGTTCCCCGAAGGTAACATTTTTGTCATTCTCATCGGGCCTACCTTGTCAAGTTTGGAGAGCATTACTTCTGCCTTCATGATACTCAAAGCTCTTTCATCTACAATCATTTTATTTCTCCTTTTAATATCTTTTTCTTGGGATGTCTGTTGCTACTCCTTGTTGAATAAGGAGGTTTAATTGATTCCAAGATATTTCTTGGACATCAAAATCTTCTAATACAGAGTAAAGGCTATATTCCTTTTTCTGATAGTCATAATGAACTATCATATCTTTAGCTTCTAATTTGTATCCTTCTTTTACAGTGATTCGTACAAGATCACTGTTACCATACTTTTGCACGAACTTGACCCATTCATTCCTATAGGTCTTAATCATGAACGAGAATCTGGAAATTCGTATCATCTTGTCCACAACTATCTTGGAGGGCTTGGACGATCTGTTGCGAATGATTACGCTCAGATCAGGATTATTTGTTGAGAAGCATTCAACCACTTCTCCGGCTCTTAATGTATCTGATGCCTTGTATACTCCTTTGTATGCAGCCTTAACTTGGGAGACTTTTGAGAAAATCTCAACACCACAATTCTCATTGACTAAATAGGTTTTCATTAATATTCCTCCTCTATATCACATCTTTCGCATACCAAAGTATGTCCTATTAGACACGCTTCTTGTCCACACTCTAAGCAATAGTAAATCCCAAAAACTTCTTCAAAATTGCTTTCCATCTTTTTCTCCTTTTCTATTAAATAAATAGACATACCTTGTCTATTTTAAATAACTCATAAAAGGGCAGTTGAGAATCGAACTCAACCAAGATAATCCAACATTATCTGCCCTAAATTATTGTCTAGAAGCGAATTATCTTTCTCCCTTTGAATTTATACTCAATTAGTATAAATTCTATTCCTTCCCCTATCCTCTTTATTATTTTTCTCTGGTCAGAATAATATCCACATTGGGCAACTTGCTCAATGCCTTGTTCAAGAAGAGATTTAATTGCTCCATCTGCTGCGTCATGACCCAGAATTTGTAATTCTGGGATTCCTCTTGGATCATTTATGATCTCGTCCGCTATTATTTCTCCACTTAATTCCCAACCTTGTCGAGCACCAAAGCCATGTTCAAATGCCCAAGAAACAACAGAGCATTCTTCACTCATGTTGTTTACTAAGAATAATACATTCATTCCTGGGGTAATCATCTGCTCTGCTCTAAATTCTCCATCTAGAGCTACAAAGGCTTTCTGACCTTGCCATCTGGACATTAAGTTAATGAAGTATTGAGTTTTGCCGTTCTCAATCATTTTCTTGCCTACAAGGGCTATCTCATACAGGCCCCATTTCTTATCACATTGAATACTATCTAAATTAATCATGTTATTTCTCCTTT